ATCACAAGCTATAAGCGTTGCTTCTTTTTTGAGATCCCCTATACCAGGAATATTATCAATAGAAATTATAAGAGCTTTCTCAAACACTTCCTGAAACCTATTCATGTTCATTTGAATCTCAGGATCTCGCTCTTCCATCAGTCGAGCAAAAGCAGAATACCACCTAAAAGGAAATTGTTTAGATCTAAGAATCTGTTGTTCATTCTCTAAGAGTGCTATCAATTTTTGAATATGTTCTTCGCTGATACCAGCTTTCAACATGTTTTTAATATTACGAAGAGCTGCCATATAAGGGATGCTATTGGTATCTAGTAGATTTTCCCATGCAGCTTTCTTAGCTACTAAGTCAGAACCAGCGGCTGATATATCTACTTCCCATGTGGTAATAGGATCTAAGGCATCCTCTAGTATTTGTTTGTATACAGAGCTTTCTTCTCCTGTTCTAGGTTTAGGGTGACATAAGCATAGGACATCCTTAAATGTAATCTTTTCTTTACTCTGCTTATCATATTTTCTAAACTGATAACTATTAAATTTACTAAAAGATTCCGCTATACCTTTCTTTAAGGCATTAGGAATTTTTCTAATGTCATGGCCGCCCTTACCTTTTATTCCCTGCCAAGCAGCTAATAGTTCTTTTATTTCATCTGCCCTAGATACAACCCGAGATACCATAGAGGCAGTAAGTTTATCATTAAGAGCCAGCCCAACTAGCAACACTAGAGGTACCGACCTAAGATACATATCTTTGCGTAGGTAAACCGCTAAATTAGCCACGAACTGTGGATCACATTTAGGAATTAAATCTAAAATAGTAGCAATAGTCTGATCGGTTTTCTTATAGAAAGTGTCTTGCAGTAGGTTACAAGCTGTAACCGAGTAAAGCTGTTGCTCTGGATCTAAGCCTATATACGCCACTGCTCCTTCTTCATTTACTGTTCTTCTTTGATTTTCAGCAACTTCATTAAACCGTGACATTTTTAACTCCTTAAAATTTATAGAAAAAGCGCGGGGAAAGGGCTATAACGGGTTTACTGCAGGATTCCGACCTGCAATCCTAGATTGTAGTCTAGTGTGTTTAGCATTTCACGAAGTATCCGTTATATACGCCGCCGCACCACAAAAGCCAATGTAAAGCGCTAGGAAAAAGCTAGAAGAGATATTGCGTCTCACCTACCGACGCCCGCAACTTTCGTTGGGATCGATTCGAACGATAACTTATTTTTAATAAGAAGTAACTCTCCTATACGCCGTAGCGCTTAATTTAAAAAGTTTTGGCAGGAAAAAACGAAAAGAGGCTTTTTTGCCCATTTTTATTTTTATGAGGAAAAACACATTTCTGTGAGAAAACCTCTGGTGGACATGCTTTGAAAGTATCTCTTCTCTACGCCGTGCCAAATAAGGTAAGTAATAGCGAGGTAAAAATCGGTTAGGGAGTCGCCCAATAGTTTAGAAGAAGTAACCCTATCCTACGCCGTCGCTATATTTTATTTTTAAAAGAGGGAAAAATCGAAAAGAGAAATTTTCGTCGCCTAACCACTCGGCCACCCACTGTTTATTTAACTAAACAGCAGAGCGGGAGTTGAACCCGCGTATACGTCATTTACAGTGAAGTAACTCTTTTCTACGCCGCTCTTTTATTTTTTATTAGTTAAAGAGGGAAAAATCAAACAGAGCTGTTGGATCAATTTACAGTTGAAGTAACTCTGTTTTACGCCGCTCTTTATATATCAAAGATCTCAAATTCTAAAAACAATAATATCATACTTTTTAATGCTTGTCAAGCTTTTTCTGCAATCAATTGCAAATTATTTTTTAAACTCTGCTACGAAATCTTCAAATAGTGAAGGCGTAGTAGCATAAACAATATCTAGTAGCATAAAAGCCAACCTGCGAATTTCTTCTTCTGCTGCGGGATCTAATCGTAATCTAAAAAAATCTCTAAGAGCGCGCGCATTTATCCACCACTTTCTTGAAGTAGCAACACTCACAGGCATAATTAAACGCGCATCTTGTTTCTTTGCCCCAGTGTCAATAAGAAATTTATATGCTCTATACGCGTTTTCACATGCGCCTGACATTAACTTATATGTAGCATCTACCTCGTCTTCGTTTTTCATATAACTTAAAGTAGGGTATACAAACTTAGGTTGTTGTTGTGTATATCTACGAGACAAACTTATATGGCCCTGCCCTGTCCGATGTCGGGAAATTTGACTCCCCGCAGCTTTAGAAATACCATTAACCTCAAAAACATATTGAATAACCTCAAAAGGAGTATCATGTTTTAATTTTAATAACTTCTTATTTAAAGCTATATATTTATCTATTGAACTTAATTTAGTATTATAGCTAGTAGTAGCTACTAGTGCGGGCATGGACTCTATGTTTCCTTTAGGATCTTCCGGATCATATTCTCCTATAGGGGTGGTAATAGCTATAAGTTTAATTTCGAGCTCTTCATTCCCAAAATTATTCTGTCTTAAATTAAACCAAGGATCCAACATCACTTCGTTTCTCCTATAGGCCAATATCGCGCCTCTTCTCCCCCCGAGAAAATAATAGGTTCATCATACCAAAACATGTTTCCTTTTACAACACCCTTTTTCACAATATAATTTTCGTTAGGATTATCCTTCTTAGGAATTTTACCACTATACACTTTATCTAAACAAGTGTGATGTTTATCACTAACATAACAAAGCAGAGATGCTTTTTTCTCTTTTTCAAATTTAGGCTTTTTTGCCATTTAAAACTCCTGAAAGAAAACGTCTGGATCTTTTGAATCTCCCACTATGCTAGACTCTACATCAACAGTGCCTGCAAGTCCAGAGTTTTTTAGCGCTATTTCAGCATTATTTTTATACTTATTAGCTGCATACAGACTTGTAAATATCCCCAGTATTCCACTTTTAACAGAGAATTCTGAGATTGCATAAGTCACAACATATAACACTTTCAACTTTCTATTACCTCTTTTTTATTTCTTTTTTGTCCCGGAGGAATTGTTAACATTTCCTCTATAGACCATCCTAAGCGTATTCTGCTAAAAAGAAGAGGAGGCTTTACTCCTATCTCTTCTGCCCATGCTGTTACACATAAGGTTTTTCCTTTATATGTAATTAAACGATTAGATCTAGTATTCCTATTTTGTTCCTTATTAGTAGCCCACCTACAATTTTCTGGACAGTAGTTTCCATTATTGTCTATCCGGTCTAAGGAATATCCTTCAAGGGGATCTCCCATATCCTCATAGAAATTTTCAAAGCCGCCTTCTCCAGACCACCTACTACAAACCGTAATACCTCTTTTGCCATAATCACTATAAGCATGGCTGGCTTCACTGTTGCATCTTTCTATCATACTCCTATATACACTATAAATCAAGCTATATGATTTTCCGTGAGAAGTTACACTTCTAATAAGTAATTCTCTACCGTAACAACCGCAAGACTGGCTATCCTTAGAACGCAAATCAGCTCCTCTAGCTACACCAGTATTTCCGCAATCACATAAATAATCCCAATAAATATGCCCGCAGTTATCTGCCTTACTGCTTTTGGCTGTGATTAATAAACGCCCAAATCTTTTACCTGTATAATCTTTTTCTTCAGGACAGCCACAAGTGGTTGTATGCTTCTGTTGTAAGTTGCTACCGTTAATTATTTTCTCGTTCCCGCAGTCACATTTACATAGCCAATAAGGCTGGCCTCTTTTGTCACTATAGCTAAAACTTAAAACTACCAGCTTACCAAATCTTTGCCCTACTCTATCCTTTCTCCTTGGTTTATTATTCATTTCCTTTTCCTAAAGTATGAAGCTTCGCTAACTCCTCAATTTCGCGCATAGATAGTCCTTTTTTAAGTCGGCGCTGAATAAAACTTCCGGATACCCCCCATTCTCTGCCCCACGCCGCCAATATCTTATCTTCTCCTTTATATATTATATGTATATTATCGGATCTGTTGGAATTTTGAGTTTCCAGGGACGCCCAGCGACAGTTCTCAGGGCTGTATCCTTTGGTGCCATCGATGCGATCCAGCTGATATCCCTCCGGAGCAGGGCCCATGTCAGCAAAAAAATTTTCAAATCCATGGTCCTTATCTAGCCACCGGTCGCATACCGTTATCCCCCTAGCCCCATACCTCTCGAATCCTCTGTGGGAGCTCTCTAAACAGCGCCTTTTCATTTCGGTCCAAACACGTATGGGGTGCGTTCCACCTTTAAATATCCTACTAGTATGCCCATGCTTAGTTCTAGAGCATCCACAGCTCTTAGAGGCCCCGGATTTTAGTCTATACGAAGGAATAGTGACTTCTTTTCCGCAGGCCCTACATAAACACACATAATGGATATGACGGCTTGTACCTTTTTTCTCACCTATTCCCAGGACTTCTAAATCCCCAAAGACATCACCTGTCTTTATATCTCCCTCGGGGTCTTTACCTGCGAGCGCTCGCCTTATAGCTTTTGACAATACACTCATCCTATAAACCCGCCCTTAACATTTTAGTTTTTTCTTTCATCCATTTATTTTCTAATTGAGTAATTATGTCCTCTACCGGAACTTCCTGTCCTTTATACTGACTAAAGAAATTACGCTGAATCCCAGTAATAAATGCAGCCTCTTTCATTCCCATTTTTCTACCTAAAATAGTAACCGGTATATGTTTAAGTCTGTTCTTAGGGTATTCTATTCCTCTATCTACGCCTGTGCGTAGATTTTCTAAAATAGAAGCCCATCTATCCTGCCTATTCACCAACAAGGTAGGTCCCTCCTATTTTTTTACCTTCCACTTTCTTAGCTCTAAAATTGGAGCGAAAAAATTTATCTTTCATGAAATCTTCGATTAAAGTGCACTCTAATTTTAATTCTTCCATTAAGGAAGCGGGTAAGGTTTCTATTTTTTGTTTGAGATCCAAAATCCTACTTTTAATCTCCATTTTTTCCTGTGTAATTTCCATAACTTTTCTCCTTATTTAAAGTTTGTTAATAACTATTTGCCTATGTGCAGGCACCTTGTCAGTAACCTTAGCGTCTCTTCTACTTCTTTTATAAGAAGCAACTTTGTGTGTAAGTATATGAACCACCCCCACTACAGCATCACAGGTGTCGTTATGCCTATTGGGAATATGGTCTACTTTTTGTTTTTTTGGATCATATTCTAAATGAAGCAGCTCATCTATATATACTTCATTCCTGGGATGTATCAGTCTTCCTTCTATATAAGCACTCTTTGCTTCCATATAAGGAACAGGAGTAGTGACTGTAGACAAGGGACCACTTCTTACTTTTAGTTTTCTAAGTCCTTGTATAAAAGATACGTTTTGGTAGGTATCCATAGTAACTATCTTCATATTCAAAAGATCGCACAAATAAAACATGAAGCCTCGGAGCATATCAAAGTCTACTTCTCCTCCTTGAGGAGGTCGGATCTGTATAATTCCATCTATGCATATAACCGGAGCATCCATATCTAATACTTCTCTAAAATCATTCTGTTCCTTGGAATAAAAAGAAGTAGAAGGAAGACTTTTATATTCTTGTATATGGCCTATAGCCAGCCCCACTCTGTCCTTACTTACACCTAAATCTACATGCATACAGAAAGAAGCATTCTTATCGAAGGCTATTTGTTTCATATAATTTTTATCTATTAACAGGTCCCATTCCCACGGCCCTACAAAATAATCATTTATAACAATAGATTCCTCTTTAAATAAAGAATGTCCACTATAATATGATTCATACACTGTATAGGCGTCTACTACGCTTTCTTTAAAAGGCATAAAAGCACGCCGATGCCCCGTAGCTAACCCCGCGAAGTCTCTAAGTGCTGTTTCTATATCTCTTTCGAAGTCGGATCTATACTCCTCTGGAACTTCAAGAATATCTGCTTCTGGTATAGCGAACTCTTTAGACTCTAAAATTCTAGAACTGCGGTCTAGTGTTCCTACTTCTACCATAAACTTTTTCCCAGAAAATCTATCTTGTGCTAGTGTATCCCATATTGCGTGCTTTACTACATATATTTGATTGTCCCATTTTGCTTCTTCTATTTTCTTGGAAAGAAAATCTCCAGGGTAATGTACAGCCGAATCTAAAATAAGACACCCGGGTATTTTACCGTAGGTTTGAAACCTACTTTTAAGTCGCTGAATTAAATTAGTATACACATTTGATGCTTGATCGTAAGTAGTGTTTTCCTGGCCTCTCATAGAAAGTTGCCTACTATTCTCTACTACAGAGAAATAATTCAATTCTGAAACCACCCCGAGCCACACATCCAATCCTATTGTAGCCATTTCATTGCCAGAGACGGGAAGCACATATATATTTCGAGGAAATTGCAATTCAGATGTGACGTGCTTATTAAAGGGAAAATTTTTGATAAAGTAATCGCTGGATGCAATACTGGATAACAAAGGATCAAATAGAATTTTTTTACTCAGTCTCAGCGAAACAGACTGCAAAATCATAACTATAGAAGATCCGGGGCTTAAAGAAAATTGATACTGTGGATTATGCAGCATACTTAATCTATACAACATATAACACATTAACATCCTGGAAAGATAGGACTTACCCCAACCAACCGAATTATGTGTAATAATTCCAGTATGTTGCGCATAATTATTAAAAGGAGATTTCATTTCTAAATCATATACATCACGCTTCCCTATAAATTTTATTTCTGTTATAGTTTCTTCTTGAATATTACAATTCCCTAAATGAGAAGCTCCTTTTATTTCACTATGCAGAGCATCGTGTTCTATTTTAGTTAATAGCTCAAGATTAGATAATCTATCGTTAGACTCATCTAAATCAATGTGATGCACAACCAACTTAGGGTCTGAATAGGATAGTTTACTAGCGGCTACTTCATCGGTTCTTATAATCCTTAGTAATTGCTTCTCAGACATATTATTAAGAGCAGCATCGATTACTATCCTGGAGTAATAAATTCTCTTATAGTCTTTACCAGAAATAAAATGACGTCTTGCGTAAGGATGAAAAGGAACTGAGTAAGCCACTGTTCTATATTGATTTCTTTTCTTTCTTCCTTCCCCTTTTTTTACAGGTGCCCTACACATAATAATACTACCCACTTTTAATTTAGCTAAAGGAACATATGTCATATTAGCGGGTATTTTAAAACGATGCTCTTTAGTACATAACAATGATTTTCCAGAATCTGTGGTTACTCTATATACATTCTTTTTTCCATTAAAAAATACTTTTTCTATTTTATTATACCCAACAAGATTATTATCTTTTAAAGATAAAGTATGAAAATTATTATTAGCATAGGGATTAGGTATAATATTATTTACAATATTATACAATTTTTTAATTGACATTACGTAAACATTATACTTATGAGAAGAGTCAAATGATGGAGAAGGGATCCCGATATTTAATAAAGTATCACCAGAGATACAACCTGTGAGTACTACCTCTCGCGTATTATCCATGTTTTCAATAATACGTTGCATTTCATATTTGACAAGAGGACGCACTGAGCCTTTTTGGCCCATATATTCTTTACTCTCTAGAAACTCTTCTACATCAACTAGTCTACCCTTATACCCCTTTTCCTTGTATAAAAAAGAACCATCGTTTTCTTTTAGAGCTTGTATAAAATTTCTACAAAAGTTATTAAGGTCGTCTTTTAAGATATAGGCATCTGCACCATCAGAAATTTGAGGACAAGCTAACACCAGTGCCTCTAACATGGACTCATCCCTAGTAGAAAGCCTGTTTTCTCTTAATACATCAAATACTAATTCGAATGCAGTATTAAGTGGTATTACTTGTAGATTTTCTAGTGCCAATCTAGTTGCTTACCTCTACGGTTTCCTTGTCCGTTTCTTTGGTAGTGATAGAATAACTACCGTCTTCGTCTAATTTTAATATTAAGGAACGTTCTTCTGCTAATGAAAGTAATTTATGGGTAGCCTGAATCATTGTCTCCCCATCATCCTTAAAACCTTCTACCAGTCCCTTCAATTTTTCAGTAGTCTCAGCCGTGATTACGTTGCTATCATCTAATTTAAGTTCTTGTTGCGCTTTTAATAAACTATGTAGCATTTTATCTAACATAGCAATATTATCAGTAGTCTTATCCATGGGAAGGGTTTTAGCTTCTATGTCCATAAGTTTCAGAACACGCTGTGTCTGCTGGTCTACAAGCCAACTAAGTCTACCGAAGGCATCTACTTTAGAAGTGAGCCCCCTAAGTCTATTTGCCAGCTGTGTAGCCACTTTACTTTTCTGTGCTTCTTCCAATACTATCAACGCTTTATCATCTAGAACTTTAGTTCTAAACCTGACCAGATCAGGCAACAGATCCTGAAGAGTAGCTTTCTTCTTTACATTAAAAATAGTCTGGCAGGTTCTAATTATCTCACTATTAGTAACACCCCTCTTTAGCATTTCATGGAGCTTTACCAACTGCTTATCATCCAATATAGACAACCAGCTGTTAATAGGTACTGCTTCTTTTATTTTTGCTATAAGAAATTTATCCTCAGCCATAATATTACTCAGAAATTTCCTCTACGGGATTTGCAGAAGGAAGATCTAAAAGACTATCAAGATCCTGTTCTCCATCATCTATTTTCTCGAGCGTAGTTATGTGCTCTTCTACATAAGAAATGACGTCTAGATCTGCTAGCATATGTTGTAGCACTGAACTAACTTTATACCCGGACGCAAAAATGTCTCTAAACTTATCCGTAGTTAACGCTAGATATTCTTTATCCATAGTTATCCACAAATGCCGTTGACTTCCGTAATCAAGAATAAAGAAATTTGCAGGGACGGTCGAAGAATACTTGAGCCACAATTTCTCAATGATTTTAGCTAGTTGGCTCACACTTCCTTGGACATTTTTAACTGCCTTATCATATTCCTTACGTGCTTCTTTAGGTAATTGTGCTCTTCCCTGTTTTACTAGAGTGTCAAACTCATCTTCGTCCGCAAACCCTAACTCTTCCGCCAAATCTTCAAAAGGAATCTCATGCTTATTTACAAGCTGGTCTATAAGCGCATTAAATTTTTCTGCATTGAGAGAACCTCTTATTTTATTAAGTTTTACAGTCTGTAGCATTATAGTCTTCTCATCAAATATTTCGGGAGAAACTATTACACACGGAATTTCCTTTTCCCCTGCAACTCTCATGTTCTCCATTCTGTGATAACCGTCTGTAATTATATAACTTTTTCCATCAGAAGAGGGTACCACTACGATAGGTGCTACAAAACCAACAGATTCAATATTTTCCCCTAGCATATTGAATTCCAGATCAGACATAGAATTTGGATTCCACATGTTAGGAGATAGTAGATCTATAGGTAAGCTTACTGAGTCACCATGTTCTACTTCCCTGCCATCATGTAATAGTATTTTACTAGTTTCTTGCATTATATATTATCTCCATTAATTTCTTTATCTTTTTTAGTCTGAGTTTGATATTCTATAAAGCGTCTCACAGATAGTTTATTTCTTGTAACTTCACAGTCATTACAAATATTTACAGCTTTTAGCCCTTTATCTATATAGCCACTTTCAGGAGCAATAGGTATCGCCTTTCTTAGAATATCGCAGAAACGAGTGTGCATACGTGCTGATCTTTTTTTACAGTATACTAATTCTCCATCGGTCTCTACTTGTTTTAACCAATCCTCCGGATTTTGTGTTTTAATGTGCTTATACTTATAATCTGGCTTAGGGGTTTTAGCCATATAGCGGCATCCTCATCTCCAACATATCTTTTAATAAAGCCTCAGTATAAGGCTGTAATGTCTCAACCCAAAGTTCTTCTATGTATTCATTTTGTGCTCCGAGCACCGATAATTTTGCATCTTCCCAGTAGTTTTCATGTTCCATTTTTCTTACTATTTTATTTACTTCAAACAAATAAATTATATTTGATATGTTACTTGAATTATAAATAATTCTTAAAGAATTGTCAATATGTTTGTAAAACCATGAATCTTTTCCCAAGAGGTACATGGAATTTATTTTAGTAGGTAACAGTAAAGAATCAGCTATAGAAGAACGGTTAAAAGAGAAATAGTCGTCAGCTATATTTTCTTCAGTCATGTTGAAATAGTGAATAGCCGATTGAACTATTCTATCTTCTACTGAAGAAAAAGTATATTTAATGTTTTTATTCAGCTCTAACCATTTTTTAAAGTGTTTAATTTTTTTAAAATTATTATCATGAGACAGTATTAGAAAAAGAGATAACGCTCTTTTATCTAATAAAGAATTACACATCCCTAGTATAATTTCCCATATATATTTCTTAGGCAATTCGGTTATTTCGGAAGGAAGAGCGGAGAAGTGGAAGGCAGCTGCCTTCCACAATACTGTTGATAAGATATTATAAGAGTTATTATGAAGAGAAATATATTTATAAGCCAAGTATGCAGAGGACACATCTCCTCTGCATATGCTTATATAAAGCATCGAAGTATAAATATTTATATCTTCTGGTATTCTTGTGAAGATCAAAAAAGCTCCTCAAATTCGTCTGTTTCATCTTTATTTTTAGCTACGGGTTCTTCATCATCCTCTTCATTGTTCTCGTCTTCAACAATGATAGGACCTGATACTATGAGTTTACGCCCGTAGATACGTTCTAGATGCTCTATATGATCTTCTAAGGTTGTTTGCAAGGGAACTACTCCCTTCATTTCTAGCCACTCGGAAGCAATATTAGCTAGAGCCAATGCAAAATCATCAGAATTAATAAGCCGTGCACTCTCTTCTAGGGCCTCACTCACTAATGTCTTTTCTGCGGTACCTAGTTTAAAAGTTATGGTAGTTACAGTAGGAACATCCTCAATAATAGAGGTATGGTCTAGCTGCGCTTCTTTTTCAGTTTTAATCTTAAAGTTAAGCTCTTTGGTAGTTGATTTCTCTGCTACATCCATCCACTCATCTGCGTTGCTCTGGTCTACTACTCGTATTAGTTCTTTAGCTTTAGTCCACCCTAATCTTTCTAATCGTTCCATGTCCATATTTAGCATAAGAGCTTTGTTATAAATCTCAACTAAATACATAGCTTTTCTGTAATTAAATTGAAGCTCGGAATCTACATAATTTTCAAAATTAGGGAAATCCCAAGTTTGATAAATATTTTGGGTATAAATATCATATAGACATTTAGCTAGTTTCATATAACCTATTTCTACCATGTCTCTAGCCTGCAATGTCTCCTGCCTAATAGCAGTGGAATTAGCTATTATAGAAGATACCTCACTGCTACTTCTTTCAATTAATGTGGTCTTTGGCATTTTTCTCTCCTTAGTCTTTCCTAATTAAACTTAAATTTGTTTTTTTCTTAGTAGGCTCTCCCGAACTTTCCTCACTGTTTGATACAGGTCTGGCTCTGTTCTTCATCCACTCTTTTATCCTAACCATATCCTCGCTTTCTATATTATTTTGTGGGTTTGTCTCAGAAATAGACTTGAGTATGTGTCTATTTTCTAGCTCTACTCCTTCATAAAAAGAATTAAATAATGCATCTTCTATAGTTGCTTCAATCTCTGCCCCAGTAAAATTCTCTGAATTTTTTGAAAGCAGGGCTAAATCATAGTTAGATGTGTCTCTTTTTCTTCTTTCTATATGTATCTTATATATAGACTGCCTTTCTTCAAAGGTAGGAAGCTCTACTGCCCATATTTCATCTAAGCGGCCTTTTCTATAAACCATAGAAGGCATCATATCTGGATCGTTAGCTGTGAATATCATAAATACTGGACTCTTAGTTTCCTGCCTCCAGGTAAGTAGGGTAGATAACACCCTAGCAGTAACTCCAGAGTCTGTTTTACCGCTAGACTCCATCCCTGAAAATGCCTTGTCCGCCTCGTCCACAATCGTCACAACGGGACTTACGGCTTCTATAATCTGTAAAGCGCGTCTTATCTTGGCTTCCGAATCTCCAACGAACTTGGAGAATACATTACTAATATCAAGCCTAAGAAGAGGAAGCTCAAAAAAAGAAGCCACTGACTTTGCTACATGTGTCTTACCCGTTCCCGGAAGCCCCAATAATAACATACCTTTAGGCGAGTTTATTCCATAAGCTTTTGCTTCATCTCCAAAAGCCGTTTTTCTTTTCTCTAGCCATTCCTTTAGAGAACCAAATCCACCTACTTCATCTAAAGTAAGATCTGTATCTATATACTCCAAAACTTCAGATTTTTTAATATGTTGCTCTTTTTGAGATTGTATAATTTTATAATTAGGTTCTTCAGTAAGACTAACGGCAAGTGCTATTGCATTTTCAGCTGAAAATAGGTCCAACCCCAGGGCAGAAGTAGCTGCTTTACTTATTAATTCTTTTTTTTCTTTTTTCTTCTTTTTAGCAAAAGATATATGAGGCTCCCACTCCTTCATCAGTTTATCATAAAGCCCTTCAATTTCTTCTTTAGTAGGAAGAGGAAAATCACAATACGTAATTATATTATAAAGTTCTGGGGGTAAGTCTAAATAAGCCCCTACAAAAATAATAGTGGAAAAGTTACGTTTAGCTGTATATGCAGCGTCTATTATAGACTGTATTACATTGGCTTCTTTAAGCAGACCTCTAATGTGATAGAAAACTCCTATAGTCTTAGAGTTCTGTGCAACGTGATTCAAAGAGGGTATAAAATCTTTTATGGCCCTGTCTTTGGTAGACGGAACTAATTCTTTTATCCACGCTCCTCTTTCATATCTTACCATACCGGAAGTAACTTTCCAGATACACAGCTCTCTATCTATAAAGTTTAAGTCAACCATAGTAGATATAATATGTTTCTCTGCTTTAACATCTTCTACAGTAGGCATAAATAAACAGGGATTAGAACTAGCAAGATAGTTTTTAAGCTTTGGTGTCATGTAGGCCCCTTACTTTTAAAATACATTCTTTTTCTGCAGCAGTGGTATTGCTGTTAAAGTTAGAGACCAGTGCTAAATATTTAAGCCCAAACATTGTTAGGGCATAAGCATCAGCCTCATCTGAATTTTTAAATTCCTTATGATATTTTTTATAAAGAGCTAACTTAATATCTTCTTTTTTAGCATTACCTTTACCTGTTACAAATTTCTTTAATATAGTAGGTGGAACATCGATATAAAACCTTTCCCTGTTATTTAGGTCATATTTAATTATTCCTCCTAGTTCTATTAAATTAGACATTGAGCTGGATTTTCCAAAGGAACCAAAAGAATACCCTTCTATAAAATAGATAGCAGCGGGTACCATAAAATGATCTATCTCAGTTATCCTATCTAAGATAATCTTGTAGCGCTGCATATAGGAATCTTTATTAGATGTTTTTACGGTCTCAGTAGAGATAGCGTCCTCTGTTAGTGAGTAAACACATACTCCAGTAGAAGTAAGCGAAAGATCCAATCCTATTATTAACTGCGTGTCATCTGTTATCATGCGATTACCATACCACACTTTTTAATGCTTGTCAAGCTTTTTCTTTCTGCATTCGACAAAAATTTAACACTGGGCAATTTTTTGCAAGATATGTGGAGTAACCAGAGTCATAGCAAGACGCTATTCTAGGAGGGAGCACATTTTCTACGTATCCCTTTTTAAATTCTGTTAACTTATTAAAAATATCTCTAAGTATTACTTTGTCGTGTTTTACTAAAAAGGTTTTAACCGGAGAGGTTTTCATTTTAAAACCTTTGGATATATACATAATATATCCATACTTAGGATCAAAAGAAATATTTTTAGCTAAGCGGTCTTTTCCTATACCCCACATATATGTCTGGATCTGCCAGAGGTGCTCAATAAGAGGGGCTTTTAATTTATCAAACCCCACGGTATCTATTGTTTTTAATTCTAATACTCTAAAATTGTTTTCCGGTTTTTCTACAAACATATCGGGATGGCCCGTAACAAATAAGGGTTTTTCCATCTTTAATGAATACTCAGTGTATTCAAAAGCTTTAGGATTTGCACCACATACAGGACACTTTTCTTGTACCTTCTTTGTAAAAGGTGTCATATAATTGCACGATCTGCATTTCCAAAAACCGCTCCTCAAGTCATCGGATATAAAGGATTTTGTATTCTGCGCCCAGAAATGTACGGAGTTACCGATATCAAATACAACTGTGTTAGAGAATTTTACGTATTCTTTTTCTTCTATTTTACATTTATTAATTAATACGAGCTGCCTCATACAATCTTTATATAAAGATGAAGCCCGAGGATACCTAGGTAACTTCTTAGTGTAGAGCTTGCTTTTTACTGATACAAAATCCCGTGTTATAAGTTCAGGATCCCCTGATTTTTCATTCGAAGTGAGGGTCACTGTATTCAAACTCACTTCGCATCGTCCACGGTATAAATATAAAATTTATATCTGGGTACATATTTTTAAATTCAGTCAATTTAGTTTTACCTCTAATAGCAAACTCCCCCTTGACCTCTAAGAAACAGTCATAAGGAGGAGGAATATAAAAGTCCGGAGTGTAAGTATATTTACCTATGGAGAAGCAATAAGGCTCATATAAAAAATTAATTGCAATTGATTGCAAATATTCCGCCACTCTTCCTTCAAACTCAGATCTAAAATATTTATCAAGCTTATTCGAATAGAACATGCAGGCAGAACAATTTACATCAGATATTTCAGGAGTGTCATATTTCCACTCAGGATTTATAACACCCGTATCATCATAGCAGCTTTTAATCTTGTCTACTAAACATTCTTTGCTACAGAAAAAATCAAGACCGCTATGCTGATACTTCCAGTCTTTTTGTGCTACTACTATTGTTTTTCTGCAACTTGAGCAGAGTCTTCTAGGCACGCTTTTTCCTCTTTAGACACGGATTTAATCGCGCCCTCTTTTTTAATGATTTTGTCCTTTATATGGTTTATCAATTGTATTTGTGTTTCAAAGTATAGATCCTTGTTTTTCTTCCACATCTCTACAAAATCTTTTTGAGAGCCACTACTTTTATCCATAGTATATTTAGTGGTGCCTTTTGTCATTAAACCATGATTAAGGAGTTCTGTTATAACTAATTTATGATCTATTATATCTCCTCTTGAAAACTCCAACTCAGGAATGTCCGCAGTTACCCTTATGAATTCACCGGATTCAGAAAGTTTTAAGGATTTGAATTTCTCAATGTAAAAGGAATGCTTCTGTGCCATGTGCAGATCTTTTTCTTTATCATAATATTTCTCTTTATCCTGGAGCGCTTTCTTTGAGATATGGATAGTAAGAGCAGAAAAGAAGCGTATAGCATAGCCCCCCGGTTGCGTTGTAGAGGGCCCGTAAAACACTCCTATATTAGCACGGAGTTGGTTAGTAAGAAGCACTAAACAAGGATGACCCCTTTTATATTCTTTACTTAACCTACTATTAACCTTATTAATTAAATTGGTTACAAGTTTTGCTTGGTTTCCTATTACTTTATCATCAAGAGAAGAATCCATCATGTCAGATGGAAATAAAGCTGCTACTGAATCTAAAATAACTAATCCACAATCATCTGCTCTTAATGAATAATCTATGATGTCTCCATACTGGTTGCCTGCGTCGCTCACATTTAGATAGTAATCTTCAGGATTGCACCCAATGCTCTGTGCCCAAAACTTATTAAAGGTCCCTTCAACATCGCACCATACAGACTTCATCCTTATTGAAGGGAGAGAACACTCGCATTGAGCTAAGGGCTTAAAACATCTCCAGCATATTTTTGCTACTTTTGCCATAGCAGACATAAGTAAAGAAGTCTTGCCTCCATGTTCCGGACCTTTAACTAGAGAATATTGATGTATAGGAAATCCGCCTCCAGTGGCATAGTCAAAAGTGAATATACCTGTAGGTAATCTTTGTGCATCGTCTAAAGCTTCGGTTCCCTGTATACAGGATCTGTCCCCGTAACGCTCGTTGAGCTTTCCAGATATTGCTTGTAAATTAGCTACTTTAGCTAAATCTTTTAGTTCAGCCATTATTCACCAATCCCATGTGAGTTAACTTTCTTTCCATTATCTTATCAACAAGATCACTAGTCTGCTTATAAACGCTTCCTATTTCCTCAGTATAACAGGGGATACTTAAATCTATGGCTACGGTAATATTTCCCTCGTTTGGTCCTAAGGGTATATGTCTCTTAGCATGAACTGTAACCCTGGCAGGGGTTGTTACAAAAGGTCTTATCTTAATTATTTTAGGTTCTTGTGTCTGTTTACCTACTACAGTTTGAGTTACTTCTAGATATCCTTCTTCGGAAATACTCTCAGCGGCAGGGGATATTTGATCTATAGCTACTACCTTTTCTTCTGGTGCAGCGACTTCTTTGTCAATTTTTTTAATTGCTGGTTTTGCTTTTTTCATTTATTACGAACTTCCTTTATTTGTAATCCACGTTCTTGATAAAATTTTATTCTGGACTGGGCACTATTTTTAGTTTCCTTGTAAAACATATCTATAAAATCTATTACTACTGGAGTTTTTTTACCTACTAAGTATCTCTCTATTCTACCCAATGTCTGCCTCATATCAGTTCTAATAGTAGCAAGTATTAAGGTATCCATTCTAGGTATATCCGTACCCCTTGACATCATACCATAACTCGCTAATATTATTGAGGATTCTTCTGCCGACTTATCTTTTTCTTCTTGCTTTAGCATCTTGCCATTTAAGGAACGCACAAAGTATCCAATTCTTTTTGGGCTTATATTATATACCTTCACTAAAAGTTCTTTAATATTTTGTAATTGTTCTTTACGGTCTGACATTATAAGAGTCACTCTACCAGAACTAAAACTTTTAGAGGCATAACTGGCTATAAGATCGTTTCTTACAGCATTTTTAGCAAGATTAGATATTAATACTCCTCTACGTTGAATATCTTTTAAGTAAGAGGGGATAAGGCCAGAGGATCCATAGAATCTATGAAGTACAACCATAGGTGCCATAGTTTTTGTATTCTTACATTTAATGCGAAATTGCGCTAAACTTTCTTCGAATATAACATGCAGCCCATCCATGCGCGTGGCAGAAGCAGTTACTCCTATTCTCCATTTAGCCGGAAACATTCCGGAGGCTGATGAGAATGTTTTAGGAGGAAGTGAACTATCACACTCATCAAAAAATATAACCCCAAAGCTATTTTTAAATTCATTGGTAGCTATTCTAGGAATTACTATGGAATGAATTAGTCCGATTACTACTTTTTTATTCTCATAATCAGCTTTACCGCCTTCTACTATTCCTATATCATCCTCAGTTAGGTCGGTAAATTGTAAAATTCTATCTTTCCATTGTTTTACAAGATCACTCTTGGGAACTACTATTAAAGCATTAGTATGAAGTAATGAAAGCATTTTTAAGCCCATTACTGTTTTACCTGACCCGGGGGCTGCCTCTAAAAAAAATCCGGTGGCTCCTTTATCCAACAGTGCGGTAAATTCATTTATAGCTTTAGTCTGATAATCCCATAAATTTCCCTTAAATCTAAAGTCTACTTTGCTTCCTATAATTCTATTATCTATAATAGTTTCAGCCATTTCCTTGCTTAAACGTAAAGCATGGCGGGGGATTCCTATATAGTCTGAAGTTTCTTTATAATAAGGGATAGTAGGGCTATTCTTGTATTTACCAGTAATAGTGTATCTCTGTTTATAATCGGAAACATTTATTTCCGCTTTAGGAATATACAAATATTCGGATAGTATTACCTTTTTAAACATGAAATAGCCCTAACTACAACCTGCTAATTAAAGCAGATCATTGAGATCGTCTTTTTTGGGGTCTGTAGTCGATTCTGACGAGACTTCTTCTTCGTCTATAGTTTCATCAGTATCTTCAAAGAAGTCCTCTGTAGTTTCAGATACGGGGGCTTTTTCTTCAAGTCCCAAACCAAACTCATCCTCAAGCTCGGTGGACTCATCCGCTCCCATAGGATCGCCTATACCGGCAATAACTCTAAGTTCTTTATCAGACTTAGGGGCCAATACTGTAAAGTAATCAATAGGTTTAAGAAATTCCTTAGGATCGGCTTCGATCTTTTTGGCTATAGCTTCGAGGGCTGATATAGTAACCTTTTTACCTAAAGAGAAATATTCCCCACAAGCCACAGACTGTTTATCAGTGTCACGTTCAATCTCCATAGAGTAATGTGTAAGATCTACTTTATTACCCTCTAGGAATTGGCGCATAACCGCCCTAATACCTTTACCCTTCAAAACTAGCAAAACTTTCTGAAACTGATATTCTTTACCAGTTTTCTGACTAATAGTTTTGCGGGTATCTATAACTGTAGATACTAGAATAGGACTACGTTTATTATTAATCATACAAAGAGGACAAGTTTCAGTGTCAGAGGTACAAGTAAAGGTTTCCCATCTACCATCTACCTGGACACTATGCTCATAGAGCCACGTTGTAGGATTTTCCAAAAAAATAACTTTAGCCTTCTCAGTTGGTTTTAGTCTAAAGCGACGGATGTTTGTTTGTTTTGTTGTAATTGCTCTCAGAGCTTCCATTTCTTTGAATTTTTGTTGGCCTGCTAGGCCGGTGCTGTACCAGTTTGACATACTTGGTTTACCTTTCACAAGTTTTATTTGAATAATAGCTTATCATATTTTTTAATGCTTGTCAAGCTTTTTTTTCATTGATTTGCAATCAATTGCAAATTTTGTTAAAAATATTTTCTATGTCGCGCTTTCTTATCCACGAGAACTTTTTTATTAATTGCTCGGACTATGTCCAAGCGATTTTCTGCCTCTCCTGGGTCCTTTCCTCCGGCATTTTCCCAGTTTATAACGTGAACTAATTTTCCATTAGAGATATCTATTAACTTTTTTGTGGCCCTCCTTCCTGCATCATCATTATCAAAACCCACCCAGAGATTTGGGGAGGGTATATTATAAATTTGAGTTTTAGAAAAACTGGCAGAAGTAGTTGCAATTACGTTGTTGAATCCATATGTTTTTAACAATAGACAATCTGTTTCAGATTCCACTATAATAGTAGGCTTGGCGGCAGTGACCCTATTAAGACCAAAGCATGCCCCGCTGTTTCTTATAGTGGGAAGCGCATATTTATCTCCAAATTGTTTTGGGGAAATAGTAAACATAATTTTAGCGTTAACATCACACACCCGTGCCCTTAATACTTGAATATTTCCTTTTATATCAGTGAGTGGAAATATTATTAGGTTCCTTTGCTTATTGTATCTTATTTCCATTTCTGCAATAATTGACAATGAGATACCTCTAACATTAACGAGATAGTCCTTCATACTCATTGCCACACTATCATTATTTTCCACTAATAATGGAAACTTTTTCAACAATTGTAGTGGAAAAATAGGAGGTATTTCTTCCTTCTGTTGCTGCTCTGATACTTTAGGAATAACCCATTTATTAAACTTTAATGTCCCCTCTTTTGCATCTTCTTCAAAGAGCGCATCGTCTTCCCTCTCATTTTCATTAGGGGCAGATATTTCATACGCTTGATAATGAGCGGCTAATCTTTTATCCTTATACTCATTATACATAGACTTTTGAACAATTAAGCTTAAGAGCTTAACGGGAGTAGGCGTGCAGGAAAAACATTTAAAAACAGAATTTCCAGTTGGATTTATAGAAATACCTGCACTTGGATGATAATCCTGTCCCGAAGAATGTTTATGGGATGCGAGAGGACAGGGCACATTAACCCAGTCATCCCTAACAACCATAGCGCTGTCATCATATCCCATAAGACGTAAAAGCTTTATAATATTAATTTCTTTCAATTAAAGCCTGCTATTCTATAGGATCTAAAGCTATGTGACCCGTATCTGCATTTTGTACCTGTTCGGTGTCTGAAGCCTGAATAATTCTAGTATGTTCTGTATCTAAAACTATTATAGTGCTACCTTCTTCCCCGTCTCTTCCCTTTGTAATATTTAACAGTTTAGCTTTTTGACTCATGTCCCAGGTTGCTCCTGAAGCATCTTCATAGTCTGATAACTCTATAACTATACTAGATAGTTGTCTAACTACATCACTCTGATATATATCTTCAGTCTTTTTATTTAATTGATAAGTTGCAAATATTGGAATATTTAATTCCTTGGCCAGCGTTTTCAGAGATTCAGCTACGGAGGATACTATTTCATATCTAGATTTAGCATAAAACTCTGGTTTCAATAAATAAGCACCGTCAATATAAATTGCGTCCGGCTTATATACATAAGCTGAAGATTTAACATCTAATATTCCTAGGCTCATAGAAGAATCTGTCATATAGAATTTGTTAGGCATTTCGGACAAAAGTTGTTTATCATATTTTATTACTTCTTCCCCTATTAAAGTAGATAGTCCTCCAAATTTTATTCTATTTACACTGATATTATTTCTTAACGCTATTGCTCTTCTATGATATTGAACTTCAGACATTTCTGTAGGAATAAATAAAATAGAGCTGCCTTGGGCATGTGCAGCTAATGCCATATGCATTAATAGAAAGGTCTTTGCTGCCCCTGGTCTTCCGGCCAGAGTCACTAAGTCTCCTCCCTGAGCTCCTCCAGATCTATTATCTAAAAAACTTAAACCAAAAGGAACTCCAAATTCTCTAATATTTAATCTAGCTTTTCTAGACATGTCTAAAATATTATCAATGGTGTCTTCCAGAGAATATACTTTAGTTTTTGTTTGACCTTCTATTAAAATTCTAGTAAGAGTAGAAGCAATATTAGCAGCGCTATCAATATCTCCGTCTGATATTTTAGACATGGCTTCTTTGCAGAGAGAAAAGGAATTTTCTACTGCATATCTTTTTCTAACCTCGTCCGCCCAAAACTGAATATTGCTTTCTACAGGAATTCCTGGAAGAGTATACCCTGTTTCTATTTCTATTAAAGATTTAGTAGGTATTTCTTTATAGAGTTCAACATGCTTAGACATTACGTCTAAAACACGCTGCTCCTCTTTGGTGAAAAACTCGCGCATTAATCTAAAAGCGGATAAAAAAGATAAAGGTCCTTTATTATCAATCACAGCGAGTGAAAATAATAATCCCGTAGTCGGCTCTAGTTGTTTCAATCTATCTCTCCCATAGTGATTTTTTGCTTTCTCTTACTTTTATAAAGAGAGGCGCTACATTTGTTTCAAAAGTTTGTGCAAAAGAAGGAGAATAAAAAGTCCGTAACTTATACATTGCATCTTCAGCGGCATCAAAGAAATCACTCTTTATGGTATGAGAAGTGAAAACTACTTTCCGTTTAAATATTAATGGATCAAACAATCCCTCAAGGGAAGCAGCAAAAGCAGATAATCTATTATCTCCATGAAACATATTACTAATTACAATTAAATTTTTATCTAGGGATTTTGATATTTCTTCATTTTGTTCCCTATCTACTATCCTATCTAAAAGAAATTTTATAGCTACTTTATACACAGACTGTCCCGTATTATTAAGGGCATATAGTATAGGAAAAAATTTATGAATGTCCCACAATAACTCAGCATCGTCGATTAATACTATAACTGCGTTATGTTTATCTAATCCTTCCTGAATATAGTTACAATGACTCAAAAATTTTGGATTTTTCGTTAAAAAAGGAGAAAGAGATTCCATATCCCTTCCGAAACCGTGTTCATTTAATTTACACTTTATGCTTCTATATAGAGAAGCAGAAGATGAATCATCCCATTCTGGGTAACAGGTATCTAATTCTAAGATACTTTTATAATTTGCACCGTCCATCTAAATCCTCCTGTATTTTGAACATAAGTTCAATATGGTTTAAATGCTCATGAGTTGAATTAATAATTCGTAACGCTGATAGAAATAGGTCTAAATTATTTTTTATAACGAAAATATTGAAAACCTGTAAGTTCCATATCTTTACTCCCTTCAGTCTTAATACTCTACATATCAAAATATAGTATTCAATAAGTTGTTCGAATTTTTTGTAATCCTGATTAATTTTTAATAAAATTCCTTTATAAGCTCCATTCCATGCTCGCTTATGTTCCACTGGAATTTCTTCCAATTCTAAATAATACTTATCACACAAAGTCTTTAAGAAAGATAGCGACACTTTCGAGGGCGCTTTTTTAGGTTCAGGCTTTTGTAAATCTTTCAGCAACATGAGTAGTCTTTACCACAATTTTTTTCTTTTGTCAAGTTTTATTTTCGAGGGGAGAGGGGCGAGCGCAATGGGTGAGGGGTCTTTTCTTTCTTATCCCTCCGGGATAAGTGTAAAAATTAAAAGATAAAAAAATTTTTTCTTCTTACTTTGGATGATTAAGGAAATTTTTTCTTTCTTTTCTCCTAGTGGCTGGAGGTGTGAAAAAATTTTCTCTTTTTACCCTGGCTGATTAAGGGAAGAAAAAGAAAAATTTTCTTACGATTTTCCAGAGAAAAAATTTTTTCTCTTCTCTTATATGGTAGAGTATAGGTCTCTATAGTGTAATGACTATATTTACTATTCTTTTCTTTTACTATATATATACTATATATATACTATTCTTAATACTATCTTAAAAAAAATTCTTCGCTCCAATACTGCAAACAGTTATATCATATTTTTTAAACCTTGTCAAGTAAAAAATGCACGCTTTTGAAAATAAATTTTATTTCTTATGAAACGCAGTCTTTTTAATATTAATTTAAAATTAGTAGCACTTTTTTCTTGACATTAGATACGCCGACAGATTATTTTAAAGAATCAATGGGTTATGATTTTACTCAATATTATACCTCAAAAGGCACCGTAAAGCAAGCATGATTGATAGAAAATTAATAATTAAAGACGACAAAGAGTATGAACGTGTTGTTTTTGGTGAGATATATGTCCCCGGGCAGGAAGATGCTCACGGCGACATTATGACAGCGGAAGAGATAAAAAAAGCCGCTTACGGTTTTATGAAAAATCAGCGCACTCATAATATTGATTTAATGCATAATAATGAACCCACAGGGGATTATTTAGTTGAAACTTTTATAGCGCGCTCTTCGGATCCAGATGGTTTCGTAGAAGGCTCTTGGGTGGGCGCTACTAAAATAGAATCAGATGAAGTATGGGATAAAATTCTTAAAGGTGAAATAAATTGCTATTCTTTGGAGGGTCTTACTAATTTAGATCAAAAAGTTGAGACGGTTCAACGTGTAGTGGAGGCTGAGGGGGAGACTCAAGAAAATTTAGATGAATTAATTCCACCCCATTCTCATTCCTTTAGCATAAAATTTGATGATGAAAATAAAATAATAGTAACAAATACAGGAATATCGCACGGGCATAATCATATTATAAGATCTGCTTCAACCACTGAAGTTAGATTTGGACACGCCCATAGATATTCCTTCAATGAGGTGGTATAAATAAAATGCCTAATATAGTTGAAGAAGTAGAGACTGAGGTTCAGTATATGAATGATGTGGATGTTCAATGGATTTCTTTAGTAAATAAAGGAGCAAATAGAACACCCTTTAAAATTATAAAAACGGAGGACGCGATGGAAGAAGTTATTCAGAGTATTATAACTCCATTAGCTAAAGATTTTGATAAATATAAGGAGTTGCATGAATGGTCTAAAGAATTTAAAATATTGAAGACTGAAAATCATGGTGAGTATAGCAAATTCATTAGTATACCTATTGATGAACTGGAGCCAGCTTCAGTTAAATTAGTGAGACTTAGTGAAGACGAGCATATTTTTGCCGTGGTGGGCGTCCCCTTAAAAATGGAAGGATCCAATATTGTTTATAAATCCATAATTATGGATAGACCTATAAAATTGGATGATAGGGGAATTACAACCTTTAGAGATACCTTCTACAGTGAGATTAATAATTTGATGTCTATCGTAAATGGTACGATGGAATTGAATGAAATGGATAATAAGAAGAAGAGGGATATTATTGGTAAATCTCTTGATGCATTTAAGAGTTTTATTTCTGCTGGTTTAGATATAAGCGCAGATAATATTATATTTGCAAAACAAGAACAAAAAAGTGAGGTTAATATGGATGTAAAGGATGAAAAGGTAACAGAGGTTATCGTTGAAAAGGTGGAGGCTTCTGTGCCTGCTCCTGTAGTTGAGCCCGTTGTGGCTGAAACTGTAAATAAGAGCGAAGAAAAACTTTTGGAGATGCTTGCGGTTCTTACTCAGAAAATTGAAGATTTGTCTACAAAGACGGATTCTATGATTAAGAAAGAAGAGCCAGAAGTCGTAGAAAAAGTTGAAGAAGTTCAGGTAGAAGTTGCTAAGGCGGAAGAAGTCCCAGTGGTTCCTTTTGCTAAGTTTGAGGAAACTCTTGATACCATGAAGGTTAAACTAGAGAAACTTGAGCAACTTGTGGAAAAGATTGATGCGGATGTACCGGAACCCTCGGTTCAGGAGCCCGTAGTTAAAGAAGAGCCTACTGTTAAGAGCGAAAGTCCTTTTTCTGGGATTTTTGGAAATCTTCGAAGGTAAACATAAAAAAATTTAGGAGGATTTATTTAGATGGGAAAACTTAGTCCAAAAACTATAGTAGAAAAGGCTGATATAGCCGTACAGAACCTTATCGACAATGGTGGTTATTTGAACCCGATGCAGGCAAATA